CTGAACACCAACGATTTCGTTAGCGATAACTGTTGGCATAACACGACGGATAACAGGCAAAATTACCTTGTTTAACACAGCTACGTTACCAGCTTGTGTAGCACCTGCGCTAGCAGATTCCATAATGTTTTTCTTTGTGTTTTCTAACACAGTTTCCATAACGGCTTTTTTATTGCCATTTAAGCCTTCTAGTAGAACGTCTTTAGTTGCAGTCCAGTTCTGGGCTTCGAAAAGTTTTTCAGACATAATCGTCTCCTTAAATTTTTCCAATTCCGGCGAGCTTGCGTAGTGATAGGATGTCTGCGCCTGCAGATTCTTCACTAGAAGTTTTGTTGCCAGTCATCGCAGTCTTCTGCGAAGTGGCGCTCTCACTAATTACAGTCTTTGCTTTAGAAGCAACGGCTGTTTCGTTAAGAACGGCTGGTAGATACTTGTTATATGACTCGCGTAAAGATTCTGTAGATGTTGTTTTTAGCAAATCTTCCATAATGCCACGTTTTTCTTTACCAAGTGGTGCTACCAATTCTTGCATAATAGTTTGGCGTTTTACCGCGTCTTCTGCTATGCGAATTTTCTTTTGTGCTTGTGTTAGTTCAGCATCTTTAGTTTCAACAGTTTTAGCTGTTTCATCTAAACGTGCAGTCAAAGTAGCGATTTGATCGCCTAACTTTTTAACTTGTGTACCATCGGCAAAACCGCTGGCCATGAACTCACCTGCAAATGCTTCCATGATCTTACGACCGAAAGCGTTTTCACGACTAATTTGAATGTCTTCACGTAATTGAGTTATCTCGCTACGTAGACTTTCGCTTAGTAATTTCTCAGCTTTTGTAGCTGCTTCTTTGATGAATTTAGCTTTAGCTTCAGCGATAACTTTTTTACCTTCTGTTACTAATTGGACTCTAGCTTGTACTAGTTTGTCTTCATCTTCTTTTAGTTCTTTTAGCTCTGAACTTAACTTACGCAATGCAAATTCTTCTAACTTCTCAAAATTTACTTTTTGTGTGTTACGATCTTCTCTGAGTTCTTTGATCTCTTTAGCCATTTGTTCCATAACAAACTTGTTTAACATTTGGGCATGTTCACGCATTTGCTTTTTATATGAAACTTTTGCTTCAACAACTTCACGCTTATCAGCGGCAAATTCGGCGATTTCTCTACGAATTGCTTCTGTAATCATTTTGTCAGCGGCTTCAACGATTAAACCTTTATCAGATTCGTATCTCTGACTGAATTCTTCACGTAAATTAGCTTCCACTTCTTCATGTAGTTGCTTAACCTTAGAGTCCCAAGCTTCTTGTAATTGGCTTGTTACTTCCTCAGATAAAACCTCAGTGCCGAATAGTTCTTTTAATGTGCTCATCTTGTTCCCCTTATTTGTTTAAGTTGGTGATGAACCTAAGAACCTCTTCCTGGAGGTATCTTTGTGCTTTTGGATCATGTCTTACTGCGCTTGCAACGTCTAATAAGGCGCCGCGTCTACGATCGTGCATTACACGTTCATAGATTGCTTTTGGATATGCTGCCGGAGCACTAGGTTGTGCCACGATGTCTACCGTGACAATTTCAAAATCAGTAACGCCACCACTACTGTCAACGTTACCTGATCCTCTACTACTCACACCAAGTTTAACATTGCTCTCTAAAAGAGTTTTTACAATGTTACCCATTGGTGTAGGTAAGATTTTTAGTTTACCTATACCATTATTTTCGCTCATGTACATATTTGTAATCATGTGGCTTACACGGTCTAGATTAACTTGTAGGTCATCTGGGTGATCGGCTTCGCCTAACACACTATAACCACTTTTAATTTTTTCAGCAATGTTACTACATGCTCTAGCGATTTCACCAACAGGGTAAACTCGTTGATTTTGATTTTTTACCCCGCCTTGAATGAAAATGCCTTCCATGTAAAGGTCTTTGCCGCCACTCTGATTTTCCACAAGTTGAGTGCGGATACCAGCTTGGTCGAATGTAAGAGCTTCTACTAATGGTAAGGCCATCTTATTACTTCGCTACAGGACTAGTTTTATTGCCAGCTGTATCACTGTTCTTTGGAGCGGCTACACCTTTAAGTGCAGGAGCTTTAGCGTTGCCAACTTTGTTTACGTTACCAGCATCATCTTCTTTTGGAGATTCTGCTTTACCGCCTGCTGTGTTACCGCTGTTAACTTTAACTGCGCTTGCGCCGTTAGCACTAATTTTAGAACCAGAACTTACTGGGCTCTTAGTGTTTTGTCCGTTGTCACCATGTGTTGGGGCCGGAACAGCTTTCATTGCAACTGCTTCACCGAAAGCACTGAAGCTTTCTTCTGTTGGCTTTTCGTCACCCATTGCAGGCTCTTCAGCTGGCTCATCACCACCTTGTGTACCCATGATTTCAGCAAAAATTGCTTTTAGTTCATCCATGGTTTCGTCTGCTTTTTTCATCAAATCAGCTTCTTCGTCTTCAGCAGGCATGTCTTCATCGCCCATTGCTAAATCAGCAGTTGCTTCTGGTTCTGTTGGCTCATCAGCAGACATAGGATCTTGTTCACCTTCTTCATCTGCTTCGCTGAATAATTTTTCGTCATCTAATTCAGCTTCGTCTTCGATGATTTCTTCTTCAAAGTCTTTAGCAGGTGCACCGCCAATACCTTCTTCAAGATCCTCATCTTCTTCTAGTTGTTCGTCGAAAGAACTTAGTTCTTCATAAATTGATTTACCTTTTTGAACAAAGAACTGATGTAGCAATTCGCTTGCACGATCATCTTCCTTGTTAATAAGGGCTTCCAATACTTGCTCTAATGTATGTTTAGACATTGTGTTTCTCCTTTTGGCCAAAGTCATTTGTCTGTATTATATTTACAGAATGATTACAAAAAGAGTGTCAAAACAGAGTTAAAAACCCAGTTTTCTAAAAGAAAGTAGAGTTAAGTATAGTAATATTATTCCATTGCTACTGGTCTTGCATAAATTCTCTTGAAAAGTTGTTTTCTGTCTTCAACTTCTAATTTACGAATTTCACGCATTTTTCTTAATTTTCCCAAATGTTCTAGTGTTAGTCTAGGACGTCTAGTATCTGTTTTTTTAGCAGTTTCTAGTTGGTTTTCTTCAGGATGCTCAAATCCTTGTTGAGGTTTTACTTCGTTAAATTTCATCGTGTTGCTCCTGGTGTCGGGGTCGCTCCTTTAGGAGCTGGTATACCACCTAATGGGCTAGCTTGTCCGGTGGCTTCTGCGCCTGGTAGTGGTGCTTGCCCTTGCTGTGCTAATTGACTTGTTTGTCCAAAATCTGCATCTGTTGGGCGTTCTAATCCCAATGAATTCAAATCGCCTGGTGCCATACCTACTTGACCTGGTGCTACTACACCTTCTCCGGCTTCTGGATTTTCTTCTAGCCACTTTGCTTCGTTTTCTACAATCTCTTCGTCTGTTAAACCTAGATATTTCTTCAATGCAAAACGTCTGCTAATATAAGCAACTTCGGCAAGTTGTCCAAATACTGCGGCTCTGGCATTATTAACTTCAATCTCACGATATTCACTAAAGCTCTGCGGTGGTAAGAATGTTAACTTAAATGTACTTGAATCTAATTCAACACCTTTAAACTTTAAGAACATTTTAAATTCTTTATCTAAAGGATTTACTACTAAATTCTGTAAACGTTGGCAATATTTGTTAAAGCGATACTCTTGAATAAATGCTGTACCTACTCTACCATCATTGTACACGGCTGTACCATCATCTGGACCAGTGGGCATGTAGCTACTTGGGATACGCATTGCTCGCATTAACTTGTTGGTAAAATACTTCAAGTCATCAATTTGACCCAAGTTATCACCGCCTGGTAATACTTCAACTTTACTACCACGACCTTCTGCTGTTTGAGCAAAGAAGTAGTCTTCTAACATACTCAATGGATTATAACTAGCATCCATAATACTAGTACCTCCGCCAGTACGACTTGGCATACGACGTTGATGAATTTCATTTTTTACACGCTCAACAAAGCTCATAGCCATGTTAGCTGGCATGTTACCTACGTCAATGTAGAATACACGACGTTCTGGAGCACGTTGTACACGATAGATAATGATACTGTCTTCTAATAAACTCTTTTGTTGGAATACTTTATACACTGATTCTAATATACTTGTACCAAATGGATAGTTAGTATCCATGCCTTCTGACAGGCTTAAATGTAATACGTGACTAGCATCTACTGCTGTTTCTGTGTTATTTGTATTGCTGTTACTGCCTGTATTAGCACTGGCAAATTGCGTAAAAGCACTCTTATTGAACTGAGTTGGACCATAGTTTTGATCCGCAATTAAAGGATTTGTTGCTACTTTTTCAGCTATATTGATACTGATATTCTTAATAATATACTGTTCTACTTCACGGCCTTTGGCTTGATTAATAATGATTTTACTAACATCTTGGCTATCAACATATAACAATTCATACGTTTCCGGATCTCGAATAAAGAATCCATCACCATATTTGATAACATTACGCATCATGCGCCAAACACGTTTATTCCAATCATTGATCATACTCCATTGACGAAGGCTACGAGTTAATACATTTACTTCTGCTTCTGTGGGTTCATTAAAGTGTTCGATGCTAAAAGGCAAATTGCTTTCATAGTCATATTGAGTACAAAACTCTGCAACAGTATCAAGAGCCGCGTTAACTTCACTGTCTTGATCCATGACTTCATACTGCATATATCGCTCAACACGATTTGGTGTTCCTGCATATACATCTTTTAACCAACTGCTAAATTTACTGCTACTGCCGTGATGGTTCCCAGTAGCAATTTTTGATTTAGCTACTTCGTTGGCTGTTTGTGGTATTTGAAAGTGCTTGCGCCATGACATATTGATTTTTATCCTGTTATATATTTATAGTTTATATCAAGTGTTATGTTAGCCTGTAACACCACCATACATCATCATGGCTTTAGTTGATTTGGCTACATCATTTGTTGCATTAACTCCACGTTGAGCAATATAATTGCCTGCAACTAGTTCACCAGTAGTTCTTTCTGTAGCATTTGCTATTCTTGTAGTCTGCTCCAATTGTCGTTGTGCTAATGATTGCTGGCTACCAATTCCTTCTGCACCAACAGTGGCTAGATCAGCACTAGCGCCACCTATGTTATCACCTAGCCATTGTCCTAAAGCAGCTCCGGCAATTCCACCTATAATCGATGCAAGAGGTGCAACAATAGGCGCGAACGGACCAGTCGCTGCCCAGCCAGTCCTCCTAGGTAGGTTCCGGCTGTTCGTCCAGCCATAGCGCCACCTACTCCACCTACCATATTGAGTACTGATCCAGTTGTAGTTTGCGGGCCGCCCATCATTGCCGCGGCTGCTCCTGATCCTAACATTCCCATTCCTATGGCGGCACCTTTACCCATTGGTGCACCAGGCTGGTTAGGACCCATCGGTAGTGAACGATAACCCATTGAGTTTTTCATTAACCAAGCTGAAAACTGTTGTAAAGCTAAAGTAGCATGACTAACAGATTTAGTATATAATGAATATGCACCTATTACTAGTCCAATTATTGATGCAACTCCAAATAAGCCACCGATAACTGTACCTACAATATTCTTAGATCCTAATACTTCGCCCAAGCCAGTAAATATAGAAAGTACCCAACCAACAGCTTTAGCAAAACCACTTAATACTGCTATAAATGCCGTCCAATCTATGGTATTAATTAAAGCTAAGAACGGGATAGATAATTTTTGCATATTGGCTTGGAATGCTCTAATTTGTGCATTAAATGCTAGTGCAGTTTTATCTTCTTCTCTACGTTTGGCACCTTCTTCGCTGTTATAAAATCGTGCTTCTTTAGCTAATGCCAATAACTGTCTTGCACCATCACCGGCTGCACCTTCAAAGCTAGCCAACATTCTAAGTTGTTCTCCTCGAACTTCAACTTCTCTTAAAACAGTATCTCGAAGTTTTTCTTGATCTTCAGCGGTAAGATCTCCGCCACTTTTAACTATTTTTGCTTGACGCTCCAATTCTGAATACACAGCACTACTGGCACTAATCAAGTTTTTACCAGTCTGTGTTATTATTAATGGCAAACCACCTAATGCAGATTTTAATGCATCAGATGCTAGTGTATCGCCTGCTTCACCGAATATTCCACGCAGACTAGCACCAAATTGTTGTGCCGCTTTTGATACTGCGGCACCGTTTCTTTTTGCTGAATCAACAAAGCTGGCTACAATAGGATCTTGCGATAATTTCATGGCAGCTGCCGCTAATTCTAAAACACTTTTACCAGTTCTATTTGCCAATGTATCTAATTCATCACCCAATGCTCTTGAATTTTTAATAACAACATCTTGAGCAGCTTTGCCTTTAAAACCTTGACTGATAGCTGTTTTAGTTTGTTGAGCAGTAAACATTGCTATCTGCTCGTTGGTCATTCCTAAATTACCAACACCTTCAGTTGCTTGTCTAACACTGCCGACTAATGCACCGAATTGTTTGGCACCATCGGTTGCACCTACACCAAGACTGGCGAAACCACCGCCAGTTTCTGCGATTGCTTTACTAAATTGTTCAATGTTTACACCTGCAGTTTTGGCGGCAATGGCATAGTCAAAAATACCGCCACTAATACCACGTTGTAATCCTTCAGTAATTTTATCAGCATAGCCTGTCAAACTACCAACTAAAGTTCCTAATCCTAGTGCAAATCTAGTTCCATATGAGTCTATAGATTCTAACGCACCAGTTAAACTTCCTCGACCTAATGAATGTAACGCTCCTTTAAACTTATATAATTCTTTGTTAAGTTTTTCTGAATTTTCAGTTTCTTTTTCTTTTGCCTTGGCAGCTTCTCTGCTAGCTTTGGCTGCATCATCAATAGATTCATTGAATTTTTCAAGTCGTTCTCTGCCTCGCTTTAAGGCTGCTTGAGCACCGCTTGCACTGCCTGCACTAGTTCCACCCATGGATGCACTAATCGAACTGATTAGTTTGTCCATTTGTTTGGCCGTAGCTAGACCATCAAGTGTAAACTCAAACTGGTCACCTGCGAGTAATCTACCTAAGCCTTTTGCTGTATCTGCCATTAAATATATATATAAATAAAGAGTAATCCTTTATACACTATTTAGTTGGAGAAAAAATGGAAAATCAAAACAACCCGTTAAAAATTTATTTTAGAAAACCTGGCATATGGATCAAGTTACCAAGCCAAGGACAGTTCTATGCTGTCAAACCCAAGGACTTAAATGAGCAAGGTGAAATTCCTGTGTTCCCTATGACTGCTAAAGATGAATTGTTATTAAAAAATGCAGATGCTCTTCTCAACGGTAGTGCTATTGTTGATTTAATAAAAAGCTGTGCACCTACTATTAGCGATCCAGAAAATATGCCTAGTGTGGATTTGGATGCAATATTATTAGCAATCAGACGATGCACCTATGGTGAGTCTATGGACATCGCTACTGTACACGATTGTAAAGAAGATGCAAAAAATGAAGTTAGTTTAAATCTAAATGCAGTAATATCAGCTATCAATATAGTAGATAATATTGAGCCAGTTACTATGAGTAACGATATTAAAGTTTACATTAAACCAGTAACTGTTAAACAATTATTAAACTTAAACTGGGTACAGTACGAACAGATTAGAAATTTACAACTTGCTGAACAACAGGAAATTGACGAAAAAACTCGTGTTGATATTTTGCAAAAAAGTTATCATGTATTGACTAGTCAAAATATTAAAATTGTCAGTGAATGTATTGAATCAGTGGAACTACCAGACGGAGTAAGTGTAAATAATTCCGATAACATCAAAGAATGGGCAACTGATTTAAGTAAACACGATTTTAAATTAATTGAAAATGCCATCATGTCTTTGGGTAATAAAGGTGTTGAAAAAACTTTTAAAGTACAATGTCAGCATTGCAATCAAGAATATGACAGTCAATTAGATTTGAATCCTACAACTTTTTTCGAATGAGGCTTTTGGCTCTTAAGTCAGGGCCTGAAATTATGAAGCTATTAAATAGCTTGGAAGCAGAGACAAAAGCCTTAATTGAAGATACTGTTGCTATATCAATATACTCAGGTCAGAGTTATGAACAAGTATGGAATCTATGCCATGATGAGAAGAAGATATTCCTTAAAGTATTAAAAGAGAAACTCAGCATAGATCGAGGCATTAAGCCAAAAGATACATTAACTCAAGAACTAATTTAAGTTGTTCAGGGAACAACAAGATTTATCTTTTACTTTACAGTAAAACACAAATCTTAGAATTCTTTTTATTAACTTTCTTTACTATTATTAATTGTTCTTCTTAGATAATACTTGTCAAGGTTTTGCAGTCGTACTTCGCCCTGTTAAGGACGAAAAGTAAAAATTGGAAAATCCTGTCGGAGGCCCATTATCGTAATCTACTACTACAACTATTTCTAG